CACACTACAACGTAACGACGGTTGAACCGCCGGAGTTGCTAAAGTTTATACACGACTATCATCGTGACGTAATCATTGAAAAACCGGAAATGCCGATGTACAAACTCATCGAGAAAAAAGGCGTTCTGCCGACCCGATTCTTTAGATATTGTTGTGCCGTATACAAAGAACGTGGCGGCATAGGACGGACGGTTGTTACAGGTATACGCAAAGCAGAGAGTAATAGTCGCTCAAAACGGTCCATGGTCGAACCGTGCAACAGGCACAATAATAAACAATTTTTGCACCCTATCATTGATTGGAGTACGGAAGATGTATGGGAGTATATCAAGACCTACAACGTGCCGTATTGCGAGTTGTACGATAAGGGATGGCATCGCATAGGCTGCGTCGGATGTCCCTTTGCCAGTCCTCAACAGCGTAAACGGGACCTTGCACAATATCCGCAAATCGAGAAAATGTGGAAGTACGGCTGCCAAAAGATAATCGACAAGCGTAAGGAAGAAGGCAAAAAGGCAATATTTGAAACCGCAAATGATATGTATGAGTGGTGGTTATCCGATAAGAGTCTGTCTACAGCAAAACCGGATGAAATAAATCTATTTGGGTTGCTGATGGATGAGGGGAGTACGTAGATGATGGTTAAAAAAACTAAAGCGGGAGAAACACTTAAAGCAGCGTATACGTCATCCGTTGAGTTAATGGGAGAAAGCAGACAGAAAGAGATATAAGTAATTGGGAGGATTAAACCATGAGAATAAGAGACCTAAAAGACACCATAAACCTTATGACAAGCGACGACTATAAAGACCAGCTACTTGCCGAATACTGGCAGCTAAAAATTAGACATCAAAAATTACAAGTTGCTATAGCAAGAAAAAGCCAACGATTAGACCGAGATACAAAAACTCCGATAGACGCGCTCCAAGCACAGTCACATGTAATGGAACGGTACTTAAATCTACTAAGACTAAGAGCTAGAGAAGAAGGCATTATAATAGGCGAACAATAACAAACAATTCACCAAGGCTAAAGGAGAACCGGACATGCTGATAATCAAAAACGGGAAAACCATAGGAGCACTGCAATTATTTAGGGTCAGAAAAACAGGAATCGTCGCAAGGCAAAATGCAAAAGACGTAGTGATATTTCACGGAGAAGAAGAGCAGGACAGAAAAGTGATGAAAAAAATATTATGGATGCTGCAAGCGCTGCACGCCGGAGAGATAGAAAAGAACAACATCATACGCTACAACGGAACCATAGATATGGACGTCATCATTAAGGAGACCATAAAAGAATGGTAGAAAACATAACGGCCATAAAATATTTGCAGTCGATCCGAACGCTAGACATTAAGTTAAAAACACTGGAAACGAGAATCTCAAGATATAGAGAAGACATCTGCACCCTAAAAGGAACGGATTATTCGGCAGATAAAGTTTCCGGAACGCCCGGAAGCGGTATGGCAGATAAAGTGGCACGCCTAGCGGATATGATTGCGGATGCGGATAAGGAATGGGATAAGCTCATCGAAAAAAGAGAAGAGGCACGACTCTTAATTGAAAAGCTGGAAAATCCTAAACACCAAAGTATCCTTTCGAGAAGATATCTTTACGGCGAAAAGTGGGAAAATATATGTAAGGCCCTGGGCTGCACGTGGCCGAATATTTTTAGAACGCAACGACGAGCCTTGAAAAGTTTTGATATAATCCTAAAAAAATCAAAAGAGGGTACTTAAAGTTACATATCACTCTGTGATATCATGTAAGCTAGAAAAATAAGACAAGGAAGACCTGCATTGTGCAGGCCTTCCTTTTTTGTTGCCGTAAAGCGAGGGTAGCATGATCCGATGTGACAATCAGCGATGTAAACACAACCACCGCGAAATATGCGTAAACATGCACCTACAAATAGAATCGGAGCGGTGCATATGCTTTGAGCCAAAGTGGCAAAAGAAACGAAAAACGAACGAAACAGATATAAACCATACGCCTGTTTACCACTCGACAAGAAGGCGTACGTTTAAGTAGGAGAAACCATGACGAAAAACAAGGTACGAGGCGAACCCGTTCGCCGTGAGAAGATATTTATCAAAGACACAGATACGCGCACAAAAGACGCGCGAGGAAAAAACATTAATATAAGGCGTCGTTCAACAACCTGGAAAAAGTTCCATACGGCCCAAAACCTGGAAGTCATTAAAAGCCTATGCCGTAAAGGATGGCATAACGATGAGATTGCCGCCTACATCGGCATTTCCGAATCAACGCTTTATGAATGGACGAAAAAACATCCGGAGTTTTCGGAGGCACTTTCGATAGGTAAAGACTACTGCGTAGCCCAGGTTGAAAACGCCTTATTCCAACGAGCTGTAGGCATCGAAAAGAAGATGCCTAAAAAAGAACAAACCGTCACAACAGACATCATTAAAGACGGCAAGATAGTAGGAAAACAAGTCACCAAAAAGATAGAAAACGAACTTGTATTTGTACCGCCGGAAACAAAGGCAGCTACCTTTATTCTTACCAATTTAGCTCCGGACGACTGGAAGCAAAAGCAACAAACAGAACTTACCGGAAGCGTCGAAATAAACGCCAACATGGACCTGTCAGAAAGGTTGCAGCAGGCACTATTAAAGAAAGGGGAAGCGGCTAATGAATAAGGACGAAGCGTATAAGCTTATGGACTGCCTGGGCCGCTTAACTCACGATCCGGTAGCATGGGTATATTTTGCTTTCGACTGGGACAACGACCCGGAGCTAAAAGGACAAAAGCCGCAAAAATGGCAACTGGAACAGCTAGAAAGAATTGCAAAAGGACTAGAAACGCCGGATACAGTAATTCGTCAGGCCGTATCATCAGGACACGGCATAGGAAAAAGCACGACCGTTGCATGGCTCATTCTATGGGCTATTTCGACACATCCAGACACAAGAGGCGTCGTAACCGCAAACACCGAAGCCCAATTAAGAACAAAGACATGGGCAGAGCTTGCTAAATGGTACAGAAAATTTATCGCAAAAGAGCTATTTACCTACACGGCAACTGCTATCTTCTCGATTGAAGCGGAACACGAAAGGACCTGGAGAATCGATGCTATCCCCTGGTCCGTCACAAATACCGAAGCCTTTGCCGGTCTTCATAACCAGGGCCGAAGAATTCTTATCATATTCGACGAAGCATCTGCTATAGACGATCGCATCTGGGAAGTTGCAGAAGGTGCCTTGACAGATAAGAACACAGAAATCATCTGGTGCTGCTATGGAAACCCTACCCGTAACGTAGGCCGTTTTCACTCATGCTTTACTAAGTACCGTAACTACTGGGACACGAAAAAAATAGACTCCAGGGACGTAGCTATCTCAAACAAAGCCCAAATCGAACAGTGGAAAAACCAATACGGCGAAGATTCGGACTTCTTTAAGGTCCGTGTACGTGGCGAATTCCCGTCATCGTCTGACGCGCAATATATAGGCGTAGATATAGTGGAAGCGGCCACAAAAAGAACACTCCGGCCGGCTGAATATAACTTTGCACCCGTCATTATAGGCGTGGACCCGGCATGGACAGGTAGCGACCAATTCGTTATTATCCTCCGCCAAGGTCTTTATTCTAAGGTCCTGGGTGAATACCAGAAAAACGACAACGACGGAGCCATGGCGGCCATATTGGCAGGTTTTGAAGATGAATATAAAGCCGATGCCGTCTTTATTGACCAGGGCTACGGCACGGGGCTTTATTCGTTTGGCGTGACAATGGGAAGAACCTGGAAGCTGGTTGCTTTTGGCGGAAAGTCCGGAACAAAAGGCTTTGCCAATAAACGCGCCGAAATATGGGGAAAGATGAAAGATTGGCTCATAAATGGTGGCGTTCTTCCCGATGACGGCGTGTTAAGAGATGACCTCATAGGTCCCGAAGCATCTGTAAACGAAAAAGGCGAAATCATATTAGAGAGTAAAGACCACATGAAGGCCCGCGGCGTGCCGTCACCCAATAAAGCGGACGCCCTGGCTTTAACGTTTTCGCTGCCGGTGCTAAAGAGCCAAAGGCAGCAAACAGCGGCACAAACAAAATACAATCCGTTTAGAAAGGGGTAATACCAATGTGTGGATTAAAAGGACTGTTCGGAAGTAGTTCATCACCCGAATTTAAGACACCGGATCCTACGGTACAAGCCGTAAATAACGGCGACCAAGGAACAGCCGATAGCGTCGAAAAACAGCGTAAAAAGCGCGGTTTTCAAAGTACGCGAACAGCTATAGACACGGCATTAGGAACAACCAATGGCAAAAACACGCTGGGATAAGGAGAAAAACATGCGTAAAGAAGTAGAAACAGCATTAGCTAGAAGCCCGACGGAAAATAAAAAGACGGTAAAGCCGAACACGTGTAAAGATAAAAGAAAGCTCGTGCAACGGTTTAACGCCTTATTCCAAGCAAGGCGGCCCTGGGAAAGAGTGTGGAAATTAATCCGCGATTATGAACTTCCCTATGACGGCTTATTTGACGACGACACAGCGGGAAAACCCGTCATACACGATGAAGAAATCTTTACAGGCGTTATTCAAGAAGCCCGTGATACCTTTGCAGCCGGTGTTCAATCAGGGCTCACACCGCCGTCTAGGCGCTGGTTCCGTTTTGGCATCGGAAATAAGGACCTGGCCGATGATACAGGCGTGCAGAGATTCTTAGATACAAGAGCCGATATCATGGAATCGGTCCTATCCGGCTCAAACTTCTATAATGCCATTCATCAGTGCTATTCAGAACTTCCCTTTGGCCAAGCGGCCCTGGGGATTTTCTCACAAGGCGGCACGGTAACGTTTGTTCCGTATACCATTGGAACATACGCCCTGGCGTGTGACGCAACAGGAAGAGTCTCAACCTTTGCTAGAAGAGCCAAAATGACCGTAAATCAAATCGTAAAACAATTCGGATATGACAATTGCCCAATGACGGTAAAGCAGTCATACGATAACGGAAGCGGTCATCAAAACTACCACACAGTATGTTGGCTAGTCGAAAAGAACGAAGATAACGACCCGAACAAGCTTAATAACAAAAAGATGCCGTTCACCTCGACCTACTGGGTAGAAGACTCTAACGAAGATGAATGCCTGGCAGTTACGGGATTTGAAGAATGGCCCGTGCCTATCGCTCGTTACACGGTAAAAGGAACAGAAGCCTACGCCACGGGCCCCGGCTGGAATGCCTTGCCGGACGCCAAAATGCTGCAACAAATGGAGCTAGACGCCATTACAGCCATTGAAATGGGTGTAAAGCCTCCGTTACAGGTACCTCCGTCGCAAGTAGGTAACATCAATCTATTTCCCGGCGGTACAACAGCCATAAACGATCCCAACGAAGCCATACGCCCTATATTCCAAGGACAACTGGCAATCGGCGAACTTGAGGGAAAAATCCAGCGTGTGGAAGACAGGGTAAAACGGACGTACTCCTCGGACCTCTTTTTAATGCTGGACCAATTAGATAAAGGCCGTATGACGGCCCAGGAAGTTATGGCCCGTAATCAAGAAAAATTGCAGCAGTTAGGCCCGGTGGTAGAACGCCTTCAATACGAATTCTTGAACCGTATCCTTGAAAGGGTCTACAACATCCTAGATAGAAGCGGTATTTTCCCGGATATCCCGGAAGAGCTGCAAGACATTGTAGGCGAAGAGTTTAGGATTGAATATATTTCACCGCTCGCCCAGGCTCAAAAGATGAGCGGTCTTACATCGATTGAACAAGGCATCGGCTTTATCGGACAGGCTGCACAATTCGACCAGACGGTCCTTGATAAGGTAAACCTTACGGAAGCGGTCGCAAACTACTTAGCGCAAGTAGGCGTGCCGGCAGCCATGATCCGTTCGGACGAAGAAGTACAAGAAATCCAAAAACAACGCCAAGAAGCCCAGGCTGCAGCAGAAGCACAAGCACAACAGCAAGCAGCAATAGCCCAAGCTCCGGACCTTGCAGCGGCCGCTAAAAACGCAACAGAAGCGGCAAACGACGGAAACCCGGCTATGCAAGAATGGTTAGGAATGAGGTAAAAATGCACGAAAAAGAACGAAAGACCGCACAACTCATGGAAGAAACCATACGAAGCCAAGATATGGAAGCGCTCCGATACGTCATGGAAAGTCCGTTAGGGCGACACTTTATGGCTCGGCTTTTGGATACAACGAGAATCTATAGCCCGTTATCCAATGAAACCACACTCTTAGACGAGGGGCGCCGTCGTGTAGGCCTTGAATATTTAAAACTCATTCAATCTATGGGACTTGAAGGTATGAAATTACTTCACCAAATGGAAGAAGAATACGCCACAAAACGCATCGAACTTGAAAGGATGAAAACCACATGGAAAAGCTAATATTTGACCTGCAACGATTCGCCGAAGGCCCGGAAAGCCAAGAGGCAGAAGGAACACAAGAACAATCGACCGATACGAGCGCTAACCAAGAAGGTAGCGACTCATTTATTGGTAAGGGCACCCAGACCGCCTTAGGTGGTGACGGTGAAAGCACTACTCCGCAAGTACCGGAATCGTACGACTTTGCGGCCGTATTAAAAGAAGCGGGCCTGGAAGCGGACGAAAAAAGTACCGAAGAATTTACAAATCTCTTAAAGGGCATGGGCGCAACTCAAGAACAGGCAGCCGGTATGGCAACGTACGGCATTAAGTATGCTCAAGGCGTAGCAGAATCGGTCGCCAAAAGCCTCCAGGAACAATATGTTAATGAAGTGAAATCCTGGGGCGATGCGGCAAAAGAAGAATTAGGCGGGGCCTATCAAGAAACGCTCGGTAAAGCCGCAACCGCAAGAGATTATATTGAACAAAAGATTCCCGGCTTTACGCAGATGTTAAATCTAACGGGAGCCGGTAATCACATAGCTATGATTAAAACCATGGCAGCCTTTGCCGATTTAATCGGTGAAGACCCTGGCAAAATGGGTGGCGCAGGTACCGCCGCAACAAGTACCGATATGTATCCGCATACGGATTTTTCCAAGTATTAATTTAAAAGGAGAACAAATATGATTGGAAGCACAGCATTAACTTTCTCGGATTTAAGAAAGCGCTTAAATCCCCAGGGCCAATTGGACACGATTATGGAAGTCATGGCCCAGAGCAACCCTATTATGGAAGATATTCCCTGGATGGAAGGAAACCTTCCCACAGGCAACCAAACAACCGTACGCACGTCATATCCTCATCCGGAATTACGGCGCATTAATGCCGGCGTAAAGCCCGGAAAATCGACGACAAAGCAAATCATCGACACGTGCTGCTTAATGGAAGCACGCTCGGAAGTCGATGTGAAGCTCGTAAAACTGGCTCCGGATAAACAAGCCTTCCGCATGTCCGAAGACAAAGCCTATGTCCAGGGCTTTACGGATGATCTCGCTAAGTACATGTTCTACGGCGACACCGACGCAAACCCGGACCAGTTTAACGGGTTAAGCATCCGCTACAACACGTTTAAAGGCGACCTCGGCGAAGAAGGCTACCAAGTCGTAAACGCCGGTGGTAAAACGGCCAATAAACAAACCTCCGCATACATCGTAGACTGGGGCGAAGATGCGGTTGTGGGCATTTACCCGAAAGGCTCTAAAGCAGGCCTTGATATCCAGGACCTCGGAGAAATCGACGCCATCGATGCAAACGGCGGTAAATACCGGGCCCTTGCAACACTGTTCGATTGGGATGCGGGACTCGCAGTAAAGAACATCCGTAAAGTTGCAGCCGTCCGCAACATCGATTGCAAGGCAGCAGCCGAAGACACAACCTCTGATGCACGCAAGGCATTAGCCGAAAGAATTGTAGTCGCAAAAAACAAAATCATAAACCCGAAACGCCCGATTCTGTATGTATCGCCTATGGCATACACAATGCTCGAACTGCATATCGCAGATAAAAACAATGTATATGTAACGCAACAGCAGCTCATGCAGGGTGTTCCGACGCTCTATGTATCGGGCCTTATTGTTAAGAAAAACGACGCATTAACAGAAACTGAACCCGTTATCGCCTAGGAAGGAGAAACTATGATATACGATGCAGAAAATACGTTCTTCTGGAACGTGAAATTATCCGGTACGTCCGGTACAGGCGAAGTTATTAAAACAGGTAAAGGCGACGCAGGAAGTCCTTTAACCTTAGTTGTTAAATTACCCGGCGCCTCGGCAGATTGCACGGTAACGCTTGAAACAGCGGACAACGATAAGGTGACAGGAGCTAAGACCCTGGGTACGTATACGGCTGAAAAGGGTAAAACCTTAGCTGTTAAAGTACCTTACGGAGACCTCGGTTATCTCCGCTTAAAATGGGCGTCCGCCGCAGCCCAATCGGCAGGCACCATTTCGGCGTCACTTGTAATGGATGCAGACGTACGATAAGCCGGGGATCCCTTTTAAGGATTGCCGCAAAGGAAGAAGTTTAAATCAGTTACATTCCAATGAGTTACGAGCTAAGTTAATCCAAGCCGGCGTTGAATACACCGGCGAAGAAACTAAAGAGGACCTTGTAAACCTCGTTAAAAAACACAAGTTATAAAGATAAGGGGGCGGATAACACCGTCCCCAACTTTATTAAAAAGGAGAAAACATGACAGACACGGATATTTGTAACATGGCGCTATCTAATCTCGGTAAAGGCGTCATCACCTCAATGAACGATAAAGAAGAAAACGCAAGGGCATGTAAGCTCTACTTTGACCAGACGAGAGAAACGGTACTCCGGGCGTATCCGTGGAGCTTTGCTCATAGAATTGAAAAGTTAGCCTTATTAGACAAAGAAATACCCGGATATGATTTTTGCTATGCATACCCGAAGAATTGCTTAAAAATCAATAACATTCGAAACAAACAGATAAACGTACAAGAACACGTTCCGTACGTCATCGTAAATATAGATACGGCTACAAAGGCCATTGCTTGTAATCTACAAGACGCTTACACCGATTACACGGTCGATGAAAAAGACGTACAAGTCATGGATACCTTATTTGTAAGTGCCTTCACACGCCTTTTGGCAGCCAATATGGCCATGCGCCTTACCGAAAATCCGCAAGCCTACCAAATGCAATATCAGTTATTCCAGGCCATTATTCACGATGCCCAATTAAACGACGCAAGAGAAGGGCAAAGGGATGCGGTATATCATAGTAATTACGCCAACACTCGGAGGGTACGATGAACATATATCTCATACAACCGTCATTTGCAGCCGGCGAAATATCTCCGTACGTCGCAAACCGTGTAGATTTAGATAAATATAAATCAGCCCTTCTAACAGCTCAAAACCTCATCATCCGTCCGTTCGGCGGGTGCTATCGTAGACAAGGATCGGAATTCATCGGAAAAGTTAAATACGACGATAAACCGACGGCCCTTGTCGCCTTTAACGCCGGAATAGACGATGCCTATCTCCTGGAAGTGGGATATCAATATATCCGTATCTGGGAAGACGGAAAATACACCGGCACGGAGTTATCCACACCGTACGATAATGTGGATAACTTACAATTCACCCAATCAGCCGATACTATGTTTATTTGTTCCGGTGATTATCCAATTCAATGCCTTCAAAGAACGGCTACAGGCTGGACATTTAAAGAGTACGAAATCACAGAACCTTATTACGATTCAGCCACGCAAGCGGTAAATAAAGAAACGTCGTTTGTAGCACCTGGAACATACACATTTACGCCGCAAATCACAGGTAAATATACCGTAGAAATTATAGGCGCTGGTGGCGGCGGTGCCGGCACTGGAGTACAACATTACTCATATGAATATGGGGGCGACGGAAATACCGCCACAGGGACCATGGAATTACAAGGCGGAAACGGTGGATCCGGAGAAAAGAAAATAACAATAGACACACTAACCGCAGGACAAACATATTCCGTAACAGTAGGCGCTGGCGGAAAAGGCGGTAAATCCCAATATTCCCGGCGAGGCGACGCACAGCCTACAGACGGAA